AGTTTAATAAAAAATAATAATTTATTATTAAAATATATAATAGCATAGGAAGTACAACATGGCAATGGGAAGTTATTTTTTGGGATCTGAAGTAAAAATACCAGTTACTGTTCAGGTTAATGGAATACCCCTTACTGGTGTTGTTCCAATAATTGACAAAATAATATTGCCGTCTGGAACTAGTGCCTCTGGATTCCCCTCTGCTATGGAGGCCACTCACACAGGATCGTCAACTTATTTTTACAATTATAAGCCCAATGTAATTGGAGACTACATAGTATTAATAAATATTAATTACCAGGGATCTACATATACCACTATTGAAAATTTTACTGTAAATGACAATGTACTAAAAATAGCAACTAAAAATATTCCAAGGGCGGTAGCAAGCTAATGTCAAATGACAGAACAAAAGCAACTCAGGGCGAAGTTGTAGAATTAACAGTAACATTTTACGGTTTTGATGGAGCACCAACTCAATCAATACCAAGTCCAAAAATTTCAATTGTATCTTCAGATGGATCAGTAATATTAAGTCAAACATCTGCTGGTATAACTAATCCAAGTACTGGAGTATATAAATACTTTTATGATGTTCCAAAAACAGCAGAAAGAGGTTTGTGGAAAGATCTATGGACATCAAATATTGATGGCGTCGAACTAGAAAATGAATTTAACTTTTTGGTGGTTTCAGAATCCGCTGCAATACCAGATGGTAGTATAAAACTTGGTGATGATGTTTCTTTTGATTTTTCACAGGAAGAATTAGAGGGAATAAATGTTCTTTTAAAACAATTAAAATGCAGATTAAGATCTGATGGTCGTAAGCCAAAAAGAGATAGATATGGTGCCTTTATTTATGATGCCTATGGGGAGTTGGTAACTGAAGAGTGTAATGTTTTTTCTGATGAAATTTTAGCCTGCTTTCTGGTCCAATCACTATCCGAATTTAATTCTACTCCATTCTTTACATCATATCAATTTTCCGACCAAATAATCTACAAAACTTTTGCAAATGTTATAATAGAGGGAGCTTATGTAGTGGCATTGGCATCACAAGCACTGGTTGAAAGAGGAAGAGATTTCACAATAAGTGATGGTGGTATATCCTACCAGCCACCACAGTTAGGAGATTTTTTACAATCTCATTATCAAAATTGGTTGACAACATATCGAGAGAGGCTTAAATTTATTAAAGCCTCTATTAGACCTGGTCCTGCAACATTTGGTACATATTCAAATTTATCCTCTGGAAGTCCTGCTTTTGCAAGGTTAAGACATATAAGACAAAGAAAAATAGTATAGACTTTTTGGTAGAATTATTAGGAATATAAAATGATTTTAAAAATAGCAAAAAAATCACAAATAGAGGAAAAACATAAATTACTTGGCAAAATAAGAACTCATTTAAAAAATAATGATATGGCCAAAGATTTGCTAAAAAAATATAAAATAAAAGATTGGATTCTTGATGCATTTCCATTAGATTTCAAAGAGATGAAGGTTACTGCAAAAACAATAAATGGAACTGTATATTTAAACCCAAATGTAATTAAGATGAATTTTGATATAATTATGAGATATGTAATACATGAATTTGTCCATGTACTTCAACATATTTCAGAGGAAAAAAACGGTGAAGACACTGAAGATGATAAGGTAGATGATTATTTAGATAGAGATGATGAAATAGAAGCATTTCAACATCAAGTTGCTTTTGATGCAGATAATAGGGGTGAAAAAGAAGCAGAAGAATATGTTGATGAATTATTAGAGTTTCATAAAATTCCAAAAAAAGAAAGAGCGGAAAAAAAGAAAGAATTAATGAAACATGTAGATTAACTGCTATTATTTTCCATCTAAATTAGAGAGTAGATGATATGATTATAATATCGGGACAATCTCCTGCGCCAAGTGAAAAGTTGGTATTGCCAACCGAAGTGGTTTCATTTATTTTAGTAGAAAAAAATAATTCTATTGTATCTATATCAAATACAGATGTATATATAGACAATTTTTTGGCGATAAAATCTGGAGAATTTACACCAGAGTTTGACGGTGAAGATTCATTAATAGACAGGGATGGAGATAATGTAATATTTACTATTTCTGCATTAAATCCTTTTAAACTTGGATCAAACGTAGAAGTTAGAATAAGGACAGAAGATCTTGATAACAATGTATATAATTTTTCATATATATTTAGTGTAATTCCAAATAATCCAATTTTAATAGACTCAAATCCGAAAAATGATCAAATAATAAAAAATCCACAAATATTATATTTTTCATTTGAAGATGTAATATATGATGTTGATGTTTCAAGTTTAAAAATCCTCTTAGAGGATAATATATTATTAAATAATTCATCTTTCAATGAAGATTTTTGTTCTACATCTTTATCCGATATAATAAGAGTTTCAGACGGAGTACTTGTTAGAATTGGTTTAAAAAATTTTTTAAAAAATGGAAAGTTTAATATAAAGTATTCAATAAAGAATACAAATTCTGGAATTTTAAATGGATTTTTAAAATTTGAAGTAGAATTAACAGAAGCTACATTGCCAGATATATTTCCACAGATTGTATACGAAGGAAGCCAGAGGGGTATTGAGAGAGTTGCAAATCTTGGAATTGGAGATTCCGTTCTTATAAAATGGCGTAAGCCCTTTTCCAGATCTTATAAAGGCGAAACATATTTTTCTATATATCAAAGTGAAAGTAGATTGGGAATCTTTGATCAAAATCCAAAATATATAGCAAAAAACTCTATATTAAATGGTAATATAAATGGACTAAGAAGCGGTACAATGTATGCCTTTGCAGGAAGAGCTTTTGAGGTATATTCCGAATCATTTACAACAGATGGAATGACTGAACATAATAATAGCTTTTTTATTGTTCCAGAAAAAACCACATTAACATCCATGGTATCTGCGACTTCTCTAATACTAGAAGTAGAATCAACTGATGGTTATCCTGATTATGGAATATTAATTATAAATAAAACAGAGGTAGTAAGATATGTTAGTAAAACAGAAAATTCATTCATTCTAGGCTCTGGATACAGGGGGTTAAGTGGCACTCAACCATCGGTATTTGTTCCTGGAGATGAGGTAAACTTATTTTTTGCCTGCCAGGATAAAAATTCAAATATAGTTACTGTAGTTCCGACTGCAAGCGATGGATATTCAATAGATAGAAATATTAACGAGGTAGGAACACTTGTAACTGATTATTCTGATGAAGACCAGAAATTCTTTCAGGGCTTTGACTTCTGTGGTTATCACAGAGCTTTGCCACAAAAGACATTACAGGGGGTTGATGACTGTCCATCTTATCTTGGTGGAGAGTTTAATGGATTTAGAGGATTTAATCTATTTGATAGAATGATTAGCAGAGAAGAGGTTTTATTAGATCAAACTGGCGAACCAGTAATATTACTAAGAAGGGTGTGGAATGGAAGAACATGTAGCTGCGCAAACTTGAGAGGTCAGCATCCAAAGCTAAAGTCATGCAAAGATTGTTTTGGAACAACATTTGAAGGTGGGTATGACCAATTTAACTATAGAAGAAGAATAGACGGAAGAGTTATGGTTAAATTTGGTGATACAACAGAAGATCTAAAATTAGGACAGCAAGGCCATATGCAGGTTGAGTACGAACCATCATGCTGGACCCTTCCAGCTCCAGCGATAAGAGATAGAGATTTGATAATTAGATTTGATTATACTAATGATATAGAATATATATATGAAGTATTAGATGTTACAAAAGAAAAATTAGTCTTTAGACATTTTACACGTCAAAGGTTAAGATTAAAGAGGCTTGATAAAACAGATATTGTATATACTTATCCAATAGATTATTCATTAATAAGGAGTTACGGTGAATTTCTGGGTTAAAAATTCAATAGGTAAAGAGGATGCAATGTTAACATTTGCAACTATATCTTTTTTTGTTATAACAATATCAATAATATTGGCATCAATATCTGAGATAAACGTTGGCGGTTTTAAAGTAAATTTTATACCACTTGATTCAGGCTTGGCGTCAATATATCTTGGTGCAACATTTACTGCTTATGTAACAAGAAAATGGACAGATAAAAAATATGATAAAAATGAAAAAAATAAACCATCTGAAGATAAAGATATTATAGATCAAAAAACAGAAATAGTATCAGTTGTTTCTAATTTTAAAAAAGATAATAAAAATGAAAAAAAATAATTTTTTTAAAAAGTTACCATTTCAGGCAAAAATATTTATAATATCTGTTTTAATTTTATTTTTAACTTTTTTTTTATTAAACAAATTAGACAAAAAATTTCTAAAATCTTTAGAAGATTCAAAAAATAAAATTAAAAAAGAATTAGAATCAATTGAAAAAAAAGAAAATGAAATTATTATTAACAATAATAAAATAGAATCAATTGGAAATGAGATATCTGCAACTGAAAATAAAATAGAAGAAATAAAAAATAAAAAAACTGAAGAAAGTACATTAGATAATTTTTTTGATAAACAAATAGAGAAAATAAAATGATTTTTGATAAATTAAAAAAAATTGCAAATTTAATAAAAGATGAAAAAAATAAAAATAAAATAATATCTAATATACAAAAAATTTCAGATGATTTATCTTCAAAGGACAATTTATTAATTGACATTAAAGAAATGTCATCAATTTTTGATAATGAAAAAGTTGAAGAATTTTCATCAAATGATAAAATAAAAAAAATAACATTGGACGTTTAAATGTTTTTAATATTATTATTACTAAATAATGCTTTTGCTGGAGATGAAATGAAGGCTGGAGATAAGCTTAAATATGATTCATATGTATTAAGCATTGAAGAAGCTAATAAATTAAAAAAAAGAATTATAGAATTGGAAAAAAAAGAAGAGTTATTAACTCAATATGAAAAATTAAATACATTAAGAAAAGAACAAAATGAAATTCTTACCTTTAACTTATCTTTAAAAGATAATCAAATTTCTTCTTACAAAAATATAATTAAAGAATATGAAGAAATAGAAGATATAAAAAATAAAAAAGAAGTTAATAAATTTATTAAAAATGGATCGTTAATTTTATCAGGTGTTTTATTTATGGGCCTGTCAGTTTATGCTGCAGATAAGTTTGATGATTCTTTAGAAAAATAATGGAGAGATTATGGGAAAATCAAATTACCCAGAAAAATACGATACATCAGTTGAAATTCCACAAGTTCGTGGAAATATAAATGATATTTCAATAGATTTACTTTCCTCTATAAGATCGGCCATTTTTCAGATAGAGCGTACACTTGGAATAAACCCACAGGGTTCTGCGACAAATACTGTTGCAGAAAGATTATCAAAATCAATTGATGCCTCTGGAAATATAAAAAAGGAAGCATTCGATAGCGCTGGAGTAATTTATGGCCCAATAACAAATGATTTAATATCATCTGTTGCGGCAATTGATGAATCAAAATTAAAACTAAACTTTCCCACATCATTATTACAGACAGAGATAAATTTAACTTTATCTAAATTAAATAATATTCTAAGTCAGCTAGAAGAAGTATCTTCAAAATTATCATCTCATATCTACTTAGATACTCCAAATAGACATACTGCAAAATCTATTTATATAGACCAAATTATTCAATCTGGATTAGAAACCGCAAAAACTTCTATTGGAGAAGAATCTTTACATGATTTTCTATCCGATCTATTAAATGGCCATATTAAATATACTGGCGCAAATATTAGTGAGTTAAATAATTCTCATTTATCTAATCAAATATGGTTTGACAGCTCAAATGTATCTGACATTATATCTTCAAATAATGTACAAAGCGCACTTGAAGATATAGCTATTATTGCCTCTGGACAAGAAGAGTCTCATCAGAATACATTTCATGGCAATGGATATTTAAATTATTCAAATATTGAACTTTTAAATTTAAATAATTTTTATTACGAGAATATACAAGTCTCATTTACAGAGCCTTTGTCAGTTGATTCTAGTAGAAAAACTAAAATTTTCATAACAACTCCTTTTGATCTATATAATATAGGTCAAGGAGATATTGTATCTTTAAATTTATCTAGCGGAAATGTAGAATATGTAATATCTGATATATTTTATACTGGATTAAATGTATCTAGCTTTAATATATTTGGATCGTTACCGGAATCATCTAATATAAATTCAGTTGCATCTTTTAGAAAAAGAGATAAACAGAGCACGGTTGATTGGGGTTGGTCAACAACCGTAATTGAGTATCCAGATTTATTATCTGCAAATTTAATAAAAATTGCAAACCCTAGATCCCCTGGTGTAATTTCTAGAAAATTTTCATCAAATTCTGTATTATCTACAAATACTTTTACTATTGAAATAAATGGAAAAGAATATACAATAGAGTCTTATAAACCAGGGTATCAACATCAAACAATAGAATCAACAATATCTGCTATAAATGAATCACTATTGGAACAGGGAGCTGGAGCGTTAGCATATAAGGTTTTATCAAAAAATACAGGCCAATATGAGCTAGCAATAATATCAAATTTTTCAGACGAAGAATCATATATAAAAATATCATCAACATCTAATTCTTTAGAACTTTTAAAATTAGATCATTTGAATAATAAAATTATATATGGAAATAATGGATCAATATTAAATATAAATGGTGTTAAAAAATTAGATAATAATATAATATTTTCTCTAAATGGCCTTCAATTAGACGTAGGGTTAAATTCAATATCTGGTGCTAATTTTTCAGAATATGAATTAAAAGTCGGAGATATGATAGATATATCTGGGTCAGAACAAGACGATGGAAGCTACATAATAGAGTCAATTCTTTCTGACAGAATATTTGTAAACAGTTCTCAGCTACAATCTGGAATTTGGACATCTACGTCTGATGAGGCAACAAATTTTAAAGTAAATAGAAATATAGTATCTTTAAATTCTTATAATTTTATAGGAACAATAGCATCCCCACAGGGCACATTGTTGGAGATTATTTTAGATAAAAATTTAAATCCATCATATAGAACAAAATTAGAATATAAAATGACTTTTTATTCTGGAGATTCACTGTATTCTATAATTGAATCATCTAATGTAAGTCAAAATATTTCTGAAATTTTATATTTTAAATATGATGGAACAGATCTTTATTGTTATTTTAGTGAAAATAAAAAACAAAAAATAACAAATTATAAAAACAAATATGTAACTATTTTTAGTGAAAATTATAATTTTAATATTAAAATTATAATATATAATGCTGATGATATTATATCTTATATGTCATCACTATCTATAACAGAATTATCAAGAGAGGTATATGCATATGGTATAGTAGATTATGAAAGTATAATACTACTATCAGCATTATCATATTCATCCGCCAATGCAAGGGTCGAGGGAGGTTTTTTTAGACTTCCTTATGTACTGGACCTTAAAGATACTGGATCTTTAAAATATAAAGATTTATCAAGAGATTCTATATTAAATATTCAACAAATTCCAACTATGGAATTAAGAAACTCTGGCATTATTAATGGTCTTGAAATATTAAATGTATCATTAGATATAAATTTAAATTATATAGTAAATGTATCTCCAGGGACTGCTTATATTTCTGGTAAAAGATTTTCTTTTGAAAAGTTTAATTCAATAAACACAGGAATTGATTCAACATCTTTTGATAAAATAATTTTGTTTATAAACAAAGATGGTATTTTGTTTGCAGATTCTGCAAACTCATTAACATGTAATTTTTCTATAAATTCAAATGATAATATCATACTTGGCACAATTGAATACAACAATATAGAATTTCAAATAATAGACCAGAGATTGCTAATATCAGATCTAGATTTTAAAATTTTAAACTCAGTAACTGTTAGCCCAGTAAATGGAATGGGTCATTTTACATCTATAAATAAAGCTATAAAATATGTAAAAAGATTTTCACAGATTTATCCAAATGCAGGAATTCCAGAGATAAAATTAAAATCAGGAACGCATAGAATAGAAGTAGATACAAATTCTACATTTGCATCAGTATCTAATTTAAATCTTATAGAATATTCTGAATTATCAGGCATTTTAATTGATTTTCCTGTTAAAATCTCTGGAGAAGGTGACTCTACAGTATTAGATATAATAAATGGATATTCTGATTACCCAATATCTTCAGATGACAGATCTACATCTGCAAGAAATAGAGGCTACATTATAATAAATGGATCTGCATCCTCCAACTATCCTGCATTTTCTAACGATAATTTTTCTAATGGAAATATATATCTTGAAAACTTTAAATTAAAAAATGGAACAATACTGGTTGTTGATCCATTAGTTTCAAATAACTTAAATAAATTTATATTTGATATAAAAATAAAAAATATTTATTTTGATTGGTCAAATTTTGTATTCCCAAATGTATTAGGATCTTTAAGTCTTACAAATTATTTTATAAATGGATTTGCCATAAGTATACTGCCAACTTCTCCAACCCTACTATCAAATTTTGGAGGATTGACAATAGATTCATGTATATTTGATACTTGTTATATTGACTTTTCTAGCTCAATATCATATTCAAATATATTAATTAGTAATAATTCATTTTTATCTAGAGATGAACTATCTAAACCATTAGCAAGATCATTTTTAATAAAGGTAAATTCATTAACATCTTCTACTCTTTTAGAAAATAATAATTTATTGATTAATAATAAACCATCATATAACTTATATAATAATGGTTATTTGCTATATAACTCTTTAGGATCGGTTGGTTTATTAGCCAGTGAAGCTGCATTTTATTTATCAAAAAACAAAATAGGAAATGATTCTGTATCACTAGTTGATGATGCATTTTTAATAAACTCAAGTGGAGTAATAATTGATGGTGACTTAACTGTAAATAATAATTTAAATATTTTAAATGATGTAACAATATCAGGAAATCTTACATCCTCTGGTCTGTCCACTTTTGGCGGAACATTACTACCAGAAACTGTATCAATAGACGTTGGAGATTCGTCTAATTACTTCAGAGCTGGATATTTTACAACATTAAGATCTAGTATTTTAAATACTACAACTTTGGCTAAAATAGGATCTGCAGCTATTGTGTTGAAAAATACAGCAGATACATCAGTTCCGGGTTCAAAACTTCATATTAGACAGAATTCTGACTCTGTTGTATCTGGAGTTGGACCTGGACTTAGACTTGAGGGACCAGTGCTTAATAGCGCCTGGGATATCTATTATACAGGACTTAGGCAGTTACAATTTTCACTTACAGATCTTTCAACAGGAGTAAGCTCCGACCGTGCTTATATCCAAGATTCTGGATCAAATACAGTTTTAAACTTTACCGGACAACATAAATGCTGTACAATAGATTCTGATAATATAGATGATTACAAATCTTTAGTTGGATTAATAGTTGTTTCCTCTGGATCTTATTCAAACATAGCTGTTGATAAAACATTGCCAACAATAAATGAGTCATTGCCAAAAATTACATTGTCTTCAAAGAAAAATCAGAAAAATGTTTTTGGAGTTGTATCTGATTCAGAAGATCTAAATAGTGACAGAAGAGAGTATGCTATAGGCGCATTTGTAACTATTTTTGATAAAAAAATGACAAAAGATGATACAAGGGTTGTTGTAAACTCACTTGGCGAGGGTGGAATATGGGTCATTGATCAGTCTGGTGATCTTGAAAATGGTGATTATATTACCACATCGGATGTGCCTGGATATGGGATGAGGCAAGATGACGATATATTAAGAAACTATACAGTTGCGAAAATAACAGAAAATTGTAATTTTGATAATATTTCTAAAAATAGAATAAAAAATATTACTTTTAATGGTAAACAATATAGGGCAGTCTTTGTCGGCTGCACTTATCACTGCGGATAACGGAAGGAAAATGCCAAAATCATCTTATCCAAATAAAATAGATTCTTCCATAGAATTACCAATAGTAAGAAATAATGTAACTGAAATTAACTCTGAAATAATAAATTCACTAAGAGATGCTATTATTCAAATAGAAAAAACTCTTGGTATTAATCCAAATGGATCATCAACATTATCAGAAAGATTGCTGGTATCAATAGATAATAATGGTGAGTTAAAAAAAGAAGCCTTTGATAAGGCTGGTGTAATTTACGGCCCAATAACAAATGAAGTTGTTTCTGACTTTGCAGCAATAGAAGAGTCTAAGTTAAAATTAACTTACCCAACTGTATTACTACAATCAGAATTTTCTTTAGTTAAAAAAGAATTGGATAATTTAATTTTAGTGCTAAATGAAATAGAGGCAAAGCTATCAACCCATTTGCTAAGAACTGCGGTGAATGTACATAATTCAGATAATATATCTGTAAATACGATATCTTCTGGATCTTCAGAAACTGCGGCTTTATCATTTTCTAGCGGAACACTAAGTGATGTATTAACAGATATTTTTCACGGACACATTGGATTTTCCGGCGCAACATCAGAGCAGAATAATTCTCATCTTGCATCTCAGATATTTTTTAATAATGAGAATGTTTTAAATATAATTACTCAAAATAATTTACAAGGAGCAGTAGAAGAGTTATCTTTATCAAATAACAATTTGTTGAAAACAAACATATTTAATACAAATTCAAATGGAATTTGCAGACAGTCTAAGATATTGGATATTGTAAATGGTGTTGATGGTGGATTGAAATTAGACTCTACATCAGTAAGTTATTCTGCGACTACTAATGGCGAACAAATAATAAACATATCTACACCTATAGAGCCACTATTTTCATTGGAGAAATATGATATTGTAGAGGTTACATCTAGTGTAACACAAACAACGAATAGATACCTATTGCTAGATTTTACAACTTCATTGGGTCTGATAACTAGTATAACCGTATTAAATGGATCGAATAATGACAGTGATGCAACATCTCAGGTAAGAATTTTAAAAAATCCATATCAAATATCAAATATTAATTCTTATAACACAGTTGTAAGACCCAGGTATAACAGAACAAATACACCAGATATAATTGTTGCCCATCCATCTTCCGCAACAGTTACAACTAATAATTTTTCTGCAGAAAAGATAAACTTAACAAAATCAAATATCTCTTTTGAAGTAGATGGAGTTTTGGTTGAAATTCCTGTATTTAATTCATCTAGGGGTGACACAAACTCAATTGATGAAATTATTTTAAATATAAATGAATATTGCTCCGATAACAAAATTCCAATATTTGCCTATAAAATTAGAAGTCTTTCATGCTATGAAATAGCAATTTCTCATGTAATTCCATCATGGATTGATAGCTCAAAAAACAGAACTATAATTCCAAGAATATCATCATCAAATGATTGCTCTGAAGAATTTGGAATAATGGATTTTATAAATGTTGAGTTTTATGGATCTTATGGAAATTCAATATTGATAAACGGATCAATATCTGGAGATCCATCCACTGTAAAAATGTACTCTTCTGATGATCTATCTCTTGTTATAGGCTCAAATAATATAGAATTTTTGGCATTAAATCCAATTTCAGAAGGAATAAAAATAGGCAACCTATGCTATATTGATGGAAATGGACTTTACAGGATCTCTTCTATAGATGAAAATTCAATAACATTAGATGATCAGGGTAGTACTTTTTCAGTACAAATTTCAAATACTGACAAAGTTTTTATTATAAAAAATACAATATCTTTAGAGCAGTTTGAACTATCTGAAATAGTTGGATCAAATGGATCATTAATATTAGATCTTTTTATGACAGATGATTTCCAATTTGGAGCACATATCAGGGCCGCAATACAGGATAACTTAAAATCTAATTTGTTTAGCGGAATAATATATGATATATCATCAGGATATTCTATCGATTCAAGTGACGAGATAAATATATCTGTAAATGGTATAGTTACTGTTTTCGATGGATCTAGCACTTCATCTGGAGATCAAGTTTATGGATCTGGAGATTATATAATTAGATCTCCATCCGGAACTGGATTTTACAGAATGAAAACAAATGGTGTTCTGCCTCTTTTAACAACACTTAGCATTACAGTAAATGGTTACTCAGAATTACCGATGGGCTTGATACATCTATCCAGATGTATATATTCTACTGCATTTGGAAATGTAATAGGAGAGGACGATATTGGAGTTCCATCCTTAATAGACAGAAGGCCATCTGGAAATGTTAATGAGGTAATCATATCACCATCTGTAATAGAAAAGTATGTAAGTGGACCAAGAGGAGAGCTTAGATCCGATGGTGTAGTATCTGGTTTGAGTTACTCATTCTCAGATGAGACAGCCACAGATTGCAAGGTGTCAATAAATCCTGGATTTTATTATAATATTGGAATCAGATATAAATTCAATGGAGTGGTAGACTTACCAATAACACACAATGGAAGTGATTTCTTTATAGGATTTGATAAAGATGGATGCTTAAGAATTGGAAATACAATTACAGATCCAATTACATCAAATAGTATATCTCCATTCTTTGGAGAGAGAATGACATATTTAGCATATGTCATACCAGATTTATCTGGAACTTTACTTATAAATGATTTAAGAAAATCTATATCATTAATAGATAAAAAAATTAATGAAATTATAGTATCACAAGATGAAGATTATGGTCATTTTACCTCTATAAAAGATGCAGTTGCATATGCCAGATATTATAAAATGTTTAATAAGGTAAACTCAATTCCATCAATTTTGATAAAAAATGGTACATATGAAATTGATGAAACAATTATATTAGATTTCGATATATCAATATCTGGATCTGGCCCATCAACTATATTAAAGCCATCAAATAATCTTCTTTCTAATAGCTCTTCAGAGTCTTTATTGCTATCTCATTATGACTCTGCTATGTTTTTAATAGGATCAAGTGATATAGATTCTGCAAACCAGTCATCTAATTTTGTGTATGGGGTAAGAATAAGTAATCTTACATGTACTTATCATGATAACTATAGTATTTCATTGGATTCAAATTTTAATATATTGTTTTTAATAACACAAGGCATTAGCAATTCAAGTGATATCAAGCTATTTAAATTTGATAATATAACATTTGATGGATCATCATCCATGTCAGAATCAACAAATAATACACCTGGATCATTAGATGGAACAAGGCAAATTATTCCAATTTGCTTTGGTGTTGCCTCTGATTCATCTGGAACAATTCCATCTAATTATGGAAATTTAATGGTTAATAATTGTATATATAATTATATTGGTACTGGCTGGTCATTAATGGGCTCAATTATATCATTTGCAGGTACTTATAACATAAGTAATGTTGTTATTAATAATAATATAATTAAGAAGGCATCTCCAAGTCAAAATACTGTTTCTAGTGGCGAATATTATATATTTAATAGCTCAACAAACTATGTAATGTCTGGCTTTACTTATCCAACTACAGACTCTGTAACCCTTACCATGACACAAATTTCTATAAACGGAAATGTAATATCTGATTAATATATTTAGGGGATTAAAAATGGAAAGAGAATATTCAGCAGTAGATGCGGTCTTTTTAATTCTTGAAAAAATAGAATTATTGGAAAAAAAAATATCTGTAATTGATGATAATTTAAAAATTTTAAATAATAAAATAACAAAAATAAATAAAAATAATAATATTCAATCACAAGAAACATCAAAATCCATGCCTATGGCGGTAACAACGAATCAACCATCAAAACCAACGGATGATTCCAATTCTATAAAGCAAAATGAGCCAGATAAACTAGTGCTTGGACCAGTAAAAGTTTATGGTGTAATAATAAATAAAATGAGGGAACCTATTAAAGATGTTATTATTAACTTATTTGATGCATCAAATAAATTAATAAAGTCAACAAAAACTGACCAAAATGGCTATTGGGATGTAAGGGTTCCTTCTGGAAGATATAATATAGAATATACACATAGTAAGTTTAAATCAATAAATAAAGAAATAGAGATTCCAAAAAATACAAAAGAATATGAGGTAAAATAATGTTTTCTGTGTCAATAAAATCTGAAAATTCATCTGATGACATCTTAGCAAAAACAGGTAATAATATAGTTAATTTTATTAAAGATAATTTAGAAAAAAAATCATTAGTTATATTAAAAGATGAAAATGCTATAAATATAATATCTGGTAATATTAATTCAGATGTTAAGAGTTTAACTGCAGAGATTTCATTTAAATATCAAATTTCAATATCAGAAGACGAAATAAAAAATAAAGAATCATTAGATAAATTTATTTTTTACATAAAAAATTGTCTAGATAATATATCTTCAATTGAAGATATAAAATATATACCAATAGAGCATAGGAGAGATAAAAAATGATAGATCAGTTTAATTTACCTGGAGCTGCGGTAAATGCTGATCATATTGTATATTCTAGTTATTTCAATGATCACTATATAATACAACAAACTGCAATTGTTCATCCAAAGTGTATACTAATAGATAGTTTGAGAAATATTTTTAGAAAAGATTCTATATATACATATAGAGATGATCAGTATGGTTATCCATTAACTCCTGATCTGACCGGAAAAGAAATAGATTCCCCAGATACAACAAAGATACTTATATCTGATAGTTATAGATATGAAACAAAGTTTTATCCTGCAATGATAATAAAATCAAATGGCGGAAGTTATAAGCCAAATTCATTTAATCAGGATATGACATTAAAATATAGATCAGATGTAATACAAAATGAATTTGGCGGCAGAAGGGTTATATCAACACCAACCCATAGGGTTTATACTGGAAAATGGGATCTGAATTTTGAAATAGGAATATATTCAGAGAGTTTATCTGAATTAAATGAGCTTGTAGATATAACTTCATTGGCACTACAGTTTTCACTATGGCATCCGTTAAGATCTGCTGGTTTATTTGTAAAATCTTTAAACATTGGATCAGAAAATGCTGAGCCGTATGCTAATGATTATGTATATAGTACTAGCATAACGCTAAATACACAATCTGAGTGGAGGGCCGAAATACCCATTGATAACTTGGTTGAAAAAATAGTGCTTAGAATCGAACCAACTTTTCATCAAGTATCCGGAGATGTTAAGCCCTCTGAAGAGCTGACTAGCAAATACGAAAGTATTCTAGAAATAACACAAATAACTTAATTCATTATTTATTGATAAATCAACATTATAACTACTAATAATATTTAATTTTGATGTAGAGCATCGGAGGATTTTTATGGCTAACATTCCAGGTATATCAGGTTATATACAGCCTGGCGCATTCGCAAGAGACAGGGTTGTAACAAAAGCTGTCAGTATTCCAGGCGGCTTAAGAATAGCTGCAATAATGGGAGAAGGCATTAGCGAACAGGTATTGGTTGAGTCTGCAGCAGGAGGCGGTTCTGACGGAGTTGCTGATTGCTCTCCAACTGGATCAGGAGATGGCAGATTCTTTAAACTATCAAGTTTTCCTGTTGTATCAGGAAGAACAGAGTTATTGCTAAATGGCGTACAACTTTATGGTATTGAGCAGGAAATAGATGAATCTGGATTTGACTCAAGATTTGATTTTAGATTAGATACTCAGACTGGATGTATAGAATTACAGTCACCATCGATAAAAGATCAGGGTGGCAAAGGATTTTCTGTTAGCTCTCTAAATATAGGCAACGGAACAGCTCCTTCTACAGACTTTCCTTGCAGCGTATTAGATGTAATAGATCTAAGCGCTCCAGCCGAAAGATGGACATTGAAATGTGTTTCTGTAGTTAGAGACTCATCAGGATCGCCAGTTCCAGGTAGAGCTACATTTTCTGTAGTTGGAGAAAAGTCAGGCCAGTTGTATGATCAATCTGGTAACCCAATATTTTTTCATAGCACTTATTTCACAAGTTCTTCCGGTTCTGTATCTGGAAATATAGATCCATGTTCTGATGCATATGTTGTTGCATCATCATCAGAATTTAGCCAAGGAACTCCAGAGCCAGACGGCGGAGAAACACCAGATACTACAAATATATTTACATTTACAGGTAATTTAGTATCACAAGGTCAAGCATTACCAGGGGATTTCCTATGTGTTGATGGTTATACATCTGTTGAAATTGAATCAATATCTTATGATTCAGATACAGATACAACAACATTAATATTGGAATCAGATTCACTAGAGGGTGTTGGTGTAGCAAAAGATTGGGAAATAAGAGCAACAAATGTATTTATAGACGATGTTGTTGACGGTAAATTTACAGGCTCTGATGTAGGAAAGATTATATTGGCTTGCCCAACAGGATCTTTTGACGGTGGTAAATTCTTGATTACAAAAGTTACAGCACCAAACGTAGTAAGGGTTCAGAAATACGAAGATACATCGGTAGGATTTCCGGCACAGAGTGGTGTTGGCCTAACTGGTATAGCACAAGACAATATAACATTCCATTTAGTAGAAACAAATGGGGTTATTCAGGTTGGAATTCAAGAAGGAACAATAGCATTTGAAGTTGGGGACAGAATATTTATTGACGTTGCCTCAAGAGCACTATCATTTGGTGATAGGCTTGTAGCAAGGTTTATTTTTGAAGGGAATCTTAATGACCCAGAGTTATTTACAGATGCAGAACTTTTGTTCCAAAAGCATGGATTGCCATCTGAAACAAACACATTATCTCTTGGTGCTCAAATTGCATTTGAAAATGGAGCACCTGGAATATTAGCCGTTCAGTGCAAACCTAGCGTTCCAAGAAGGACATCGGCACAATTACTATCTGCAGTAAACTCATCAGGAGTTGGTGGTTTCACTGGATGTCTAGATTCATCAGGATTAATTGACGATGAACTATGCGGAGTTGAGGATCTAAGATTTATAATACCAAGACCATTATCCGGTCTAAGGTCTGGAAGACCACACTCTGACTCTAGAGTAAATATCTTTGTAAATAGAGCAGGAAAAGAGACTCAAATATTCCCAAATAAAGTTGGATTCTATAATAGCCAGCTAGATACAGATTCTCAGCAATTAAACTTTATAATAAGTACAGATAATCCTTTCTCATACACAATAGTAAATACAGATACAGAAGTTTTATTTACTGCAGAAAATGGAGAAATTATTTCGGCATCTGATGGCAGATCAATCTCTAGCTTATCACTAAATCTTGATCAGCAACACGTTGGAGCAACTATAGTCATAGAGTCAATGGAGGATTTATCTGGAAACATATATACATCAGTAGAGGATATATCAAATGAATTATATGGTTCATTATTAGATCCATCAGCTGAAGTTGTTATATCTTCAATATTATCTGACTCTAGAGCATTATTAGATGGTTCTGGAACAAACACTTTAACATTTACAAACAAATATGTAAATATACAATTTTTTGTAAAATCTACAAACACTTCAGTAAAGAGTGCTGCACTATTGCTGCATAAAGATTTGGTTAAGAGTGGGGCAATAAAGAAAGGCGATGGAATTAGAATTACATATGTAGACGAAAAAGATGCAGACTTCTTTGATACAAATTGGTTTTCAGCATTTGAAAAGTTAGAGTCTGCAGATGCTCAAATAATAGTTCCGCTACCTTCCAGTACAATATCTCCAATATTTAAGGCTGCAGCAAATCACTGTGATAATATGAGTTCTATAGCCAATAGAAAAGAACGAGTGACTATAATTGGAGCACAAAGAGGATTAACACCATCTCATTTAACAGGAGAGTCTCTTGCTGCGGTTGAAGACCTTGGTATACTTGAGGGAATACAGGGCGATGACCCACTAGAATTACTAGTTGGCGATATTGAAGATCTTTCAAACTACAAATTATCTGATAATTTTGATACAAAGAGGGCTGTATATTTATATCCAGACACAATAGTTAGAAATGTGTCTGGTACAAATATAGCACTTCATGGGTTTTATATGGCACCAGCTGTTGCTGGATTATTGTCAGCGACACAAAATGTATCAATACCATTAACAAATAAGGTAATACAAGGATTCTCCCTTACAAGAGATAAGGTTTTTAGACCACTAATACTAGATAGACTTGGTGGATCTGGAGCAACAGTTGTTCAACCATTGCCAGGTGGGGGAAGGGTTCTTGCAGGAAGAACTACAAGCCAAAGCGGATTTGTGGAAGATGAAGAGATTTCAATAGTATTTATTAGAGACAGAGTAAAGCAAGTACTTAGGCAGTCTCTTTCCAGCTTTATAGGCGGCGTACAAGGGCCGGATACATTGAGTCTAATGTCTGCAAGAACAAAGGTTATAATGAATGGATTGGTATCGCAAGGTTTGGTTACAAACTTTAGTAACATTAGGGTATCCAGAGATAAAGTTGATCCAAGACAGTTAAATGTATTCTTACAATTTGTCCCATCATATCCAATAAATTATGTATTTATAGATATAGAAGTCGGCGTAATATAAGTAAACTAAGGGGTAATTAAAAATGGCATCATATCCATATACAGGAACTTTATTTGACTCTGAGGCTGTTACTGGCGCTAAAACAAGGACTAATCTTAGTACACAAATTGTTGTCTATGTAAATAATCAGCCAGTTGGAGCTATTCAAGATTTTCAAGAGCGTCAACAAAGATCTATTAAAAAGATAACAGAAGTAGGAACAGATGGCATCATAGAATCCGTACCTCAGTCAGCAACAACAATATCCTTAACAGTAAGAAGGATAGTTTTTGATGGATTATCATTGCCAGAATCAATGGCTAGAGGTTTTAGAAATATTCATGCTCAAAGAATACCATTTGATATAGTTGTTATTGATAGATTTACTGGCACCGAAGAAGAGGGTGGTGCAATAGTCACTACTTATCATAATTGTTGGTTCGAAAGTCTAGGAAAATCTTATACAACTGGCGACTATACTATAACTGAAGATGCAACCTTATCTGTAGAAGCTATAAGTACAGAGAGAAATGGGGCACCAATTGCAAGCAGTCAGGGCGTTGGAGGGGGAAGAGATCTTGGTTCCGAAGGAAGGCAGATTGATTCCGTTGAGCAGGCAGCTGACTATGGAACATACAGAGGAAGTATGGATTTTCCAGGTTTAATAAAATCAGCATTTTAATATTAATTAAAATACTTAAAATAAATCCACTATATAGTGGATTTATTTTTTTGGTATAATCTTTAATATGGAGTTAAAATGTCAAAAGTATCAGCATCTTTAAATAGAGAAGAAAATCAAAAAATTAATAATATTGAATCTGAAAATAAAAAAATATCTATGAAGTCTTTAAGAGATCTAATTTTTCTAGGAAGAATAGAAAGAAGTGTTGAAATTAATGGATTTTTATTCAAACTAACAACCTTGAGCGTTCAGGAGCAAAAGGATGTAGTTTTTAAGCTAATAAAAATACCAGAAGAAAATAGAATTTTTAACGCTAAGATTGTTTCTCTTGCATTTGCAGTAAAATCAATAAATCTAATTCCATTGGATCAAATAGATGTAGATGGTAATTTTGAAGATTTAAATGATAAAAAAATAAATATAATGCAAGAACTGCAGGTATCTGTTATAAATAAATTATATAAAATATACGAAGAGATGATTACAGAGTCAGAATATGAAGTAAATATAGAAGAAATAAAAAAATAACAGAGGGGCCAGATTCAAAAATACTCTGGTCCCTATCTAAACTATGGAAATGCCCCATTGATGATCAAAGAATTTTATCTTTAAATAAAAATCAAATACTATGGTATAGTTATATGATTCATAACGATCAGAAGAACGAATTTGAAAGAGATTTGTCATTTGCAGAATATATAGCAAGCTTTATAAATCCAGAGGCAGTATCCAGAGTTAAAGAATCAAGAGAAAAATCTAAAAATACTAATTTTATGGATGACAAAGAATTTGAAGAAATGATAAAGAATAAAGATTTCTTAAAGGTTGATGGAATAATAAATAGAACTGCTAATAATGAAGGTATTATTGATAAAAGAAAATCAGCAAGAGATACTAGACTTCCAAAAGAATTATCTAGTATTTTAAAGATTAATAGAGATAATTTTTAATTATAAAAGCAGGAAATTTATATGTCACCAACTAATTTTTTTGAAAAAGCCACAGAATTTCTTGGAGATACTTCAGCTGCAGCAAAAGATGCAAACATTGCAATAGATAATCTTAAAAAAGGAATATCTGGAATAACAGGTGGCTTAAATAATTCGCTGTATTCGCTAGATACATTTGCCTCGTCATTTGATAATATTAAATATTCAATTGATTCAATGAATGATTCAATGAATGGTTTTAAAAATATTTTAAACATATCCGGCGGAGGCCCTATAACTACAACATTAGGTTTGATGTCTAGTGTATTAGATGTTGCATCGCAATCTATAAAGATGTTTCGTGGCGGGTTAGAAGGATTTGATTCCGTATCTGAAGATATAAGAAAGGCAGATAAATCATTTTATGATTTAGGAAGAACAATAGGTCTAACCAATAAAGAAGCAATGGAGATGACAGATTCACTTCCTGATAGAACAATTAATGATTTATCAAAAAGTCTTTATATAACAGAAGATAGATTTATATCTATGACTTCTAGTTTAAAAGAGTCTAATTTAAAATTTGATCAATTAAATCAAAATATTAAAACATCTTATGGAAATATAGATTTATATACCATGATGATAGCTCAAGCAGATTCTGCTGGTGTTACACTTCAAGAATCTGTAAATATTTTTGACACTCTAATATCAAAACAGGGTATGACAGCCCAGGCGGCCTCAGAATCTATGGCAGGATTTTCCCAAATTGCAGAGGATACAGGTATAAGGTTTTCTGAGGTAAAAAATATTTTAAATCAAAGTATTTCTGGCTTTGAAAAAATGGGAACAACCGTAGAATTTGGAAGGCCAATTTTGGAAAGATTTGCCAGTACTGTTAAGGATGTTGGACTAGGTATAAATGTCGCTAGTGATTCAACACAAGATTTCGTAAGAAATATAGCTGGATTATCAGATAATTATGGTCTTAACTTCCTAACACAGATTAGAGGTGGCGGTAATCCTGCGGGAGTATTAGATGCGTCAATACAGATGAGACAGAGGATGCGTGAGGCAGAAGAGACTGGAGAGCAGGGATCTATTGCTGTTGAAATTGCAAAACAAATAAGAGATACTATAGCATCAATGACTGGCGGAAATATAATAACCCTGGAGCAGGCAGCAAATTCTCCTGAATTGCAAAATCAGTTTTATATGCAGGGTCAAATGTTATCTCAGTATGGTGTTAGAGATACTAGAAGTCAAGATTTGGTACTAGACATGTTGTCTAAAATAGACGAAGCTAGTATCACAGGAAGCGATAAGGCGCAGCAAGATCTTGCAAGAAGACTTGGTATAGAAATAGAAGCAAAAGAAAAGAATATGTCAGAGACTGAAAAAATTGATTCATTTTTTAGATCGCAAAGTGCAAAAACAGCAATATCTATTAGGGATTTAGGAGAGTCTGCTTCATCTGTGGCACTTGAAATGAGGAAATATGCTGAAAATAACCTTTCAACAGTTTTTGATTTTTTAAGAGATAGAGTAAAAGATAATAATTCTTTTAATCAAGAAGATGCTGATGGTATCATTGAAAAAATGAAACAAGAATTTCCCTTCTTAAATACGAATGAAGTTTCCCAACCGACTCCAAATACTCAGCCAAATGTAAATAATATTAATGAGCCTCCAGAGCTTAATTACTTAGGTGATTTAAGAGATTTAATTAAAGAATTAATTAATAAAATATCAAATCAACAAATAGTAAAAATAGAATTATCAAATGACGCGCAAAAACTTGTTAGTGTATCACCATCAGGTACTGCTGGTCTAAATACGAGTCCATAAAAATATATAAATAGGATTATTAATGAAAACAAATAGAGATACAATTATATTTTACCTACCAATAAGTATGGATTCATTGACTAGGGATATTTCGCCTGTTTCTGTTGCGCCTCCAATAATAAGCAAGTCATCAAATATAGCAGATACTTCATCTACAAATTCTGGTGGCAAAGATAATGTTTTTTGGGAAAAAAAAAGATTATATTTAAATCCATCAGACTTCAAAGTAAATGAAGGAAAAATAATAAAAGATACACTAACAAAGGGAGGGTATTCTGTTCAATATTGGGGAGAACAACTTACGACCATAGATATAAATGGAACAACTGGGTCATCAGGAATAGAGGGAATTAATGTATTATATTCAATATACAGGCATGAGCAGCTACACTATCCATCCGTATTAGAGGATAGGGATAGAAGGCTTGCAAAAGAGGCTCTTGATCAGGCCGTAAACAATGGATCTTCTTCTCAAAATTCATCATTGGTTAATGCACTTACTATTGCAGATACAATACTAACTGGAGGGGAAATTTCAGAGACAATAAGGGGTGTTTCAAGTACGATTAATTCTTTTAAAGATTTGATTCAAAATGGCGGAAGCGACTATACTCCAACAGTATCACCATCCATACCAACTCTGGCGGCGTTTGCAACAAATATACAGATGTATCATGACGGAGTTTTCTATAGAGGCTATTTTGGAAATTTTTCATTTTCTGAAAATGCAGAATCACCAGGATATTTTACTTATAATTTTCAATATAAAGTAACAAGAAAATATGGAGAAAGAAAAAACTTTATGCCATGGCATAGAAATCCACTAGATATAGATGGAAACACTATTCCGGCTCAAACGCCACAAGTTTCTAAGGGCACTTATCCTGGTGTAAATAGACTTTCATATCCTTTAGACCCAGTGGAGGGTAGGGCTGCTTGGAGTCAAAAGTCATATACCGATTCATATAGAGATGAAAATTCTGGAATATTTTCAGGACAGAAAGAGCAGAACTCTACATTTATAGATGATAATCCAACATCTCCAAATATATCTGTATCTAGAAGAAAATTAATTACTGGATAAGTATAATTAAAAAATGAGTTTTAATAATTTAATCAAAAAAACATCACAAACTTTACAAAAAGTAAAAAAAGATATATTATCTGGAAACCCAATATATGTTTCAGCACCAAATCTGGTTGAAACTGGAGTTTCACTGTATCTAGAGGATAATATATTAAAGTCTTCTGTCCCAAAGTTTAGAAATTTTACCTCTCAATCACCAGAAGCTTCGATTTTAATAAAGAAGAAAGCATTTTCAACTTTTTCTTCTGCAAATGATTTAAGATTCATGGAAAGAACAGAGAGGATGTTTTTACGTGCAACAAAAGCACTTTTTGCATATAAAGTTCAACAGATTAGGGCTTATGAAAGCTTAACAAAATTTGAAGACTTTTATACAAAAACTGGAACATATAGCATGAATTTGCTATCACTAATGATGAATCAAAGTTCATTTTTAGTAAAAAATCCTAACTCATTTACTACACAATTTTTAAAAAAATTAGATTTTAAAAATGAGGATGATTATGCAAATTCAAAACTAGCAGAGTGGCTAAAACAGCCAATAAATATAAAAGACGTAGACAGATCTCTTTTGTCTTCAGATATAATAGTTGATAATAACGGTTTTTTAAGGAGGCAAACTGGATATATAAAAACAAATCAAGAGTTTATATTATCATTAGATAGTTTTGCCGCAAATCAAGTAATAAAATCTAAAATAGAATTTTATAAAAATGAATATAATTCAGAAATAAATACTGAATTTTCAGATCCAAATTCTTATTTTTCTTCAATATCTGATTATTATGATTATGCTTCAGGAAATAAAGATCCAGCTGTTGCTGAAATTTTAAGAATTATAAAAAGAAACGCATTTTCACAAGATTCAAAATTAACCACATGGATTGTTGATCCGGATAGTATAGATAACTATCTTACAGGTCCTGGTACTGGAGTTATAGAGCTTTGCAATTTTACAAATTTTAATTGCTCATCTAGTATATACTCCAGCCCATCTACTGCATCCTTTTCGCTAGAACTACCATATGGTGTAGGCAGGATAATCGAAGATGATATAGAAATAGCCATCGAGGAGGCTTTAAGGGGCACCATTGGATTGTTTGCCGACCTGGCCTCAAATGGATTCATAACCTCTCCAGGTGGCATTATAAAGCCAATTGCAGACGGCGTGTCAGTGATTGGCGCATCAACACTATTGGGATCTGCAGATGCAACAGATTCATCTATAGATGTTGATTATATAAGAAAAACACTTAGAAAATTTTATATTGGAAAAAATATAGTAAATCCATCTGATTATGTTCATTTTTTTATAAGAGGTAATAAATTTAAACAAACATATGGAAATTCTGATAATGATTTAATTACTGATAAATCTGAATATTCAATAAGTGATTCTGTTTTTAAAGCAGAATATCAGTTATATACTGATAAGCAAATATCTTTTGAAGATTATAAAAAACTAAGAATTAATCAAGATAATTCATTTGGAATGGTGCAGGTATTTTGCGGCTATGTGGAGAGCTGCTCAGAACAATATGGGTCTGGAAGCTTTTCTCTGAATATTTCTGCAAAGGATAATATGGGATGGCTTTCATGGAGCAGGGTTCCTGCTGAGCCAATACTAATGGATGTTTCCGGCGTTCTTGAGGATCCACTTACACCATATAAAATAAATAAATCAGATACATTATCTATTGATATAGAGTCTTTAGATCTTCTTGATGAAAATAAAGAACTTTTAAACTCTAAGTTATTATCATTTAATAATGGTATTTTTTCTGGTCAAAATGCAAATACAAATAACATAATTCAAGGACAATATATTGGCCTTGGTTCATTGAACGGCTCAAGGATTATTCAGCACCCAGATGGGCTAGTATATAGGTGGAAGAGCGGAATAATAGCGGCTACTGCAAATTTTAATACAGTTGGAAATAGAAGTACTGCTGAGTTAAGTCAGTATACTCAATACTATGCTCCAAGTGCTGTAAAAAATCCTGTAAATAATTTGGATGTTGCAAATATAATATCCACATTGGTAACTGGGGAACCATACAATGTATTGAGATTTGTTGAGCAGGCATTTGAAGCGGCCGGGAATAAATCATCAAGGTCAAATACATTATTAGGTAGAAATGATCCATTAAGAGGATACCTTGACTCTGTAAGAAGGCAAAATAAAATATATGGAAATTTTAAGCCATATAGATTATTTACTCAAAACTCTGCAACACTAGAGATACTTTCATTACAGGGAAAAAAACAAGAATTAAACAATGAAATAAAAATCTTATCAAATAAGAAATCAAAATTAAATGATCAAATATTAAAACTTAAAAACTCTGGATTGAACGGCCCAATAGTTGAAGCGCTTACTGCAGAAATAAGTACAATAGATGTATCAATAAATGATAGATTAAAAGATGCATTAAGTATAAGCAATGCATTAAATTCTGCGGAAAGATTAAACTCAACAACATTCGGTAGTTTATTCAACCCTTTAAATTCACCGCCAATGTTTTTGGGAGAAACAAAGGATGAGCACGAAGAAGTTGTCAGATCAATGTCTCAGGTTGGAGCCTTAAGAAGAATTGAAGATGTTAGATTAAACAGAGATAATAATTATTTAATAGTATCTGATCAATATGATACTTCTGATATAAGACCATTTATTTTAGGATTAAATAATTCAGAATATAAAAAATTTGATGGAGAATATGAGGGCATATATGATTTGTGTGTTTCCGCTTCAAAATATGTTCATATGGAATTTTTCTGCAATACACAGGGACACCTTGAACTTAGACCGCCTCAATGGAATAAAACTCCATTAACTTTATTAAGAGATATCGTAAGATACAAAAGAATAACTGGGAAAGATATAATACCTGATTTTATAACAAATTCTTTAAAAACTAGAGAGAAAAACATATACGAGCAAATATATTATTCAAATATAAGAATAGTAATACTTGCCCTATTGCTTGGAAGATTTCCAGATAAAAGTTTAATACCAGGAATTAATGAATCAGAATTAAATTCATTAAAATTTTTTGGAGTAAGTATAGATAATGATAACGAATCAAGAGTAAGATCTCTTGACTCATATTCTAAAAATTTTAGAGATGATATATCCAGGCAAACATACTCATCTCAGAGGTTGAACAAAGGAATTTATATAAGCTTTACATTTTTAGATGACCCAATGTTTATTTTTTCAGATACAGAAACAATTATAGGTGAATTTGATGCAATAAATATTGCATCTCAAACATTAATTGAAGATACACAAAATATATCTTATGGTTATGGTAGTCCAGTTGCAAAAGATATAGCAAATCCTGATAATTTGAATAAATTAAAAAATGAATTTAAAAAGATGACAGGAAGGGATCCAGCTTTGGGTCTTTATTCCGGAGAAGAATTTGTCAATAAAGATTTTGCATTCTTTTTTGATCAAGAATATAAAAACAATCAATCAACAGATAGTGAAATATCTTTAACATCCAAAATAACAAAAATATTAAGAGAAATAAATTTAGCAATATCAAGCAGGGATTCTTATGTTAGATTGTTAAGATCTAGTCTTGAAAGAAAAAGACAGTTAGAAGAGGCGATTGGAATATTAAATAATAATGATAATCAGCTAAATACAGAGGATGTATCAACTCAGGAGTTTTCAAGGCTTAAAAATGCCCAGGAAGTTCTTGAGAGAACATCAGATGTCATACAAACATCAATAGATATTATAACTGGTGATACTTACAGATCTACTGCATTTGACTACCTAATAGAGGATGATACATCAAATATAATTGGCTATGGATCTGGTAAAAGATTTATCATACATGACGATCAAATAATTAGTTATAATTTTTCAGAAAACTCGCCATCTTTCACCAGATGTGATGTTGTTGGCGACACCCCTTTAAATTTAACTGGAAATATAGCATCTGCAACAGATGGAAAGCTTTTGTGGGCGGGTGCAACAGATTTTGATCTATGGAGACAATATGGCTATAAGGTAGAGACAAAACAAATTCCATTTATTACAGATAGCGAAACTATGGGAAAACCATACGCAATTTTGGAATTAATAGTTGCTGCATCAGATATAAATTCAGGAAATATATCTGTAATAGGAAATGAGTTTTATCAACCAGGAGATATAGTTTATATAGCATCTAGAAATCTATTATATTATGTTGTAAATGTTACACATAGGTTCGATTATAGTGGTGGAAACTTTTCTACAGATTTATCCTTAAAGTATGGAAGACCGCCAGGTGTTTATCTTCCAAGTCCAATGGATATATTGGGCCAGCAAGCACTTGGAACTGCAGATTCTAAGTTTATAACCTATAGGACTGCCAGATCTGACGATAATTATATACCATTATCACCAGAGTCTACACTTATTATCCCTAAGTCAATAATGGATGGATCATCAACAAGTAAAGAAATAGATCTTTTGTCATTTGGGACTAATAATCTTAGATTTACGCAAATGATGTCTCAGCTATCTACTGGATTTTTATCAGGTGAAAGATACTTGTTGATAAGGGGTTTTGCAAAAAATAAAAATAATTCATCAGAAATAGAAAAAATAAATAATTCATTATCTGTAATTAGGTCTATTTTTCAAAATCCAATTCAAGTTGTAAAATCAACAAATGATATAATAAATTTTTCTAGCACAAAATATGTATCACAACAGATGTCACTACCAAACTCTAGACTAGCTCCATCAATTCCTGGTGATAAAATTATAGAACAAATATCTTATCTTGAAAAATCTTCAACAGATCAAACAACAATAAAATGTCTAGATAGAAAATTAGATTCAATTATAAACAGTAGGGGTATAAATATTCAAAGTAATAATGAGTCTGGATCAATAGAGGATATATTTCCAAAGGATGGACCAAGGCAAAGATCATGGGTAGATATAAGGGACAGGCTATTTGATTTTTCTGAAAACTTTACAATAGTTGAAATAGGTATTATAACAATACCCGCAAAAATAAGGTGATAATATGTTGGAAGGAATAAAGCAGTTAATAAAATCTGAAATGCTTGATGATTTAATTTCTGTTATACCACAAGAAATAATAATAAAAGAAATTGAAAAAGATGGAACTATAGTAGCCAAACATATAGCATCTCCTAGTGAATTAATTGATACACAACTTGGATCTATTACTGGTGGTCAATTTGGTTTATTTTATAAGCCAAAACCTGGATCTAAAGCCTTGGCCATAAGGGTTTATCCAGGCTCTACAAATCATACGCAAATAATAAAAACCATTTCTAACCCATCTCAAATAAGGCACGATCATATATCAGAGCCGGTAGAAGATACTGAGCAGGGTCATCTTTTGGATGGAAATTTTGATGTAGAGCCTGGATCAGTATTGCTAAGGAGTGATATAAATCAAAAATTACATTTAAATTCTATAAATAAATCAAATGGATCAATAGAGTTAATAGATAATAATAATTCTGGTATAAATATTGAAACTTTTAATTCTTCTTCTATATTAAATATAATATCTCATTATCAACAGTCAGTTTCAAATGGCGGAAGATCTTTTTCAGGCGAGTACCACAATGGTATTAACGAATCTTATTATATAAAAAATAATTCAAATTTATATTCAGTAAAAAGACCGGATATGACAACTATAAATAAAATTGGATTATTTTACCCTGGTAATGCATACACCGCAATGATTATGAATAAGCCAAGAAATGTGCCACTTACTTTTAATAAAAAAATAATTAATCATGTGGCGGAAAAGGCAAAATTTGTTGGATATGAAAATGAAAAACAAGTCATAATGTCTAAAAAAAATCCAGAAGAATCCTACGATTTAATAGAAAATGGAAGATTGATTGAAAGCAGAAAAATATATAATTTATTTTTTATGGCCCCAGATCAATTATTACAGACAATATCTGGAAACATACTAAGTGATATAGATGGTTATTTTAGCCCCGTAAATATTAACTATGGAGTTACACCATCTATTTTAAAATCATCAAAAGATATATTAAAAATATTAGATAATAATTCATTATTATTTGATAAAATAAAAAACAATAACAAAAGAGGTATTGCTTATCATTTTCAACTAAATACACATGATAATATAAAAGATGTTTTTTATGCCTCTAAAAATACAAGATTTATATTAGATAAAGAAGGAGTATTAAAAGCAAATATACCAAAAAGTTCTATACATGGAAATATAATGTATCCAGACTCTACAACATTTATAAGTGGCAATGATATTTCACCAAAAATATCATCTGAATATTCAAATAGGTCATCAATAGAAAGAATTCCTATTACAAATAGAAACTCTGATGGAAATGTTCAGCTTCCATCATTAACTTTCATAACTGAATCTCCAAACATTAAAAAAACTAGAAATACAGGAATTCAATTCTCTAATTCTAATGGCTATTTTGACAGTAGTGGAATTGGAAAGTTGAGAGTAAATACTACAAAATATCATAATATGTGGGCAGCATGTGAAATGCTTTTAGCAAATTACATAGTAAATGTATCATTACCTAGAGTTGTAAATGATAAATTACATAATATAGTTATGCTTGGTATGTCTAAGAATGAAACATTTGAAAAGATAGATTCAACATTCTCAGGATCATTGGCGAATCCTAGCAAAAAGGAATATGAAATACCATCTTATGGAACCGTTTTGGTTTCGCCTCAAAAGCCAAGTATAAATCCAGGAGGAGATGTTATATTTGGAGGAGCTTTATATAGAAATCTTCAGGATTACTCCAACTCTGAAGATTCTACGTCAGGATATAGCGGTGTTAGCTCTAATATAAATCTAGAAGGATCTTTGGAGGCATCAATAGGAAGTGATGATGCAGATGGAAAAAGTGTAACATTAGATACTAATGGTAGTATTGTTACTTGGATTGGGAAAGATAAAAACAATAGAAGTCTTTCGATGCAAACAGACGGCTCTGTATTGGTAAATATAGGCGGTCACAGCTCAGATGGCACATTTAATGAGGGAAGGCTGGACTTGAGAGTTAACCTTACTGATAAAGGTAAGTTTGATGATGAAGAACTAAATCCAAGAGATAACATAGAATCAACAGATTCTGATTTTATTATATCAATAAGTGATAAAGGAATAATTATATCTGGTATGAAGAAAAACATACCAATGTTAATAAATAACTCTGGACAAATAGTTATGCAATCACAAAGTGGTATAATATTGAATGGTGGAATGGGTGGGGTTAAGGTTATTGAGAAAAACAGGCCAGCAAAAGATGTTGGTCTACCACAATCAAATACTGCAAATTCCTTAGACTCCGGTGATCCAACGAATATTGATAGCATAGCCCAGACATTTAGGGAGCTTGCAGATTTATCTACAGAATAATAAAATAGGTTTAAAATGAGTAATTCTATTACATCTCTTATTGCTGGCGAAATAAATACCAATGAAGATAAAACTTCTATTCAAATTAATTGCGAACCAGATTCTGTACAAAATAATGGTTCTGAAATATTCAATAGAGTAAAATACGAAGTTAAAATACCATTTAATAGTGGAAATTCTCTGCCAATTTCTGGAGGATCTATTGTAAAAATAGACCCAGAAAATTCAACATATTTTTTAAATAAAAATGATGAGTATATAGCCAGAGTAGAAAGTCTAAATAGAATTATAAATAATGAGCTAAAAGATATATCAAATGATAATTTTGTATTTTCAGAATATAAAGATTTATCAAAAATTAAATTAAGCATTAACAAGTGTTTATATGAATGTGCAAAATTTTTAAAATCAAGTAAAAATTTTTATGATACAAGTTATGTACCTGAATTTATATTAAGCTCAATTAAATCAAGTCTAAATATAAATAGTTTATCAAGTGATTTGAATGAAAAAGCCAGTAAAAAACTAAAAGATGAAAATCTCATTAGTTTTGGATATTTACAATATATACCATTTGAAAATATAATAAATATATATTCTTTAATTTCAAAAACAAAAAATCAAGATTCTCAACTTAAAGGAGTTGGAACTTTCACAGGAAACTTGGGAATTTCTTTTGAAAATATTTATAAAAAATTAAAAAATTTGGAAGATAGTCCTGAAAATTTTACTGATATAGAAAAAGAAAATATAATATCTTGCGCAATATTAGAAATATTTCCAATTTATAGAATAGAAGAGGATATTATAGAGTCAGGAATTGATGGAGATCCTAAAAACCAATTATCTGGATTTTATACATTCTTTGGATCAAAATTCTATATAAAAATGCCAGACCTATCTGGTAGAGATTTTAATGAAAATATAAGTACATTTAATTATGATACTGAAGACGGCACGCCAATTCTTCTTTATTATATTTTAGAAATTTTTGCAGGAAATAAAGATATAAGAGAATATAAAAATATAGTATTTAACTATAGTCAATTTCCATCATTAACAATACAAGATTCAAGCATAAGTTATCCATCTACTTCTGGTGGACAAGAAGAATCTTTATTATCTTGGAATGGTGAAATAAGTCAATTTTTATCATTAAAACAAAACTTTTTAATAAATTTTAATAATTTAAGAGATTTTAAATTTTATTTATCGCCAGTTATAAAAAATAAATCAAAAAAAATAAAAGGAATATCTGGATTATCTTCAGACAAAATTGAAATATCTACAATACCAATTGATTTAACATTTAAGGATAAAATACCAAATATAGATAAATTTTCAACCGTACCTTTATATTATAATTCAATTTCATCCCTAGACTCTATTTTATCTGCATTGAACAGGCCTGAGTTGATTATTTCTGATAAAAATAATTCAAAAAGATTACTAACAAATGAAAGATTATTTTATTCAACTGAACAACAAAACGTAAGAACTCTGGTCTGTGGAAATAGCCCTAGATATATATATGATCTTAAAAAGATAGATAATTCAAAAGATATAGATTATGCTTTTACTCCAATTGTTCCATCTGATATATCACTTCATGTACCAAAACATTGGATGCCATTGGAAATAGATGATGGTGGTACATCAGGCGATACTTTATCTTTAAAGCTTTCTGAATTGGCAAAAAATAATTTAAAAAATTACTTTCCAATAACAGGAGTATCATCAGGTACGGATGGTATTTTCCCAATTTCAAGTAATAATGATCTTGAATTTGCAACATATGCCATAGACTCTATAACAGGTCAGTTTCTAAGAATTCCAGGATATATAAAAATTAATGTATCTGAATCAAGAATAACGAAAATTACTCCAGATGGATATCAGGGGGGTAGTAAAATTAGCCTTAATGATGAAATTAGATTAGATATAGAGGGCGAAGGCTTATCTGGTGCATATGAATTGATGCTAGATGTACCAGGAAATCCAAGATCTATTGTTAATAAGAATGATCCAGAGGTTAGTATATTTTCATCTAGTGAAAATAAAGTTGAATTAATAATAAATAAAAACTGGTCAAATGTTTTAACTACTATCGGTGAGTTTCAAGTTTATTTGAAAACAAATAACACTATAAATAAAGAAACAAATAAATATAAGATAAATATATCTAATGAATTTCAGGTTGATTTAAAAACAAAAGAATCTGTATTAGTTGACTTTGAATCATTAAATTGTATTTTTTATCCAGAAAAAGGGTTTAGTATTGGTGTAGACAAGAATATAATAACTGAAAATGGCCCAGATTCTATTCCATATATAATTGGTGGCGGACAAGTATCATTAAATTTAAAATCAAAAAATAGAATATTTTCACAAGAAAACTTCGATAAAATATATGCATATATAGCGTTTGAAAATTTAGATGTACTAAAGCAGACAACTATAGAGGAAAATATTTTTTCTATATCTTATGGTAATAAAAAGTTATTTACAAATAAATCACTAGTATGGAGCTATGGATCCAGCCCCTACTTTACAAGATCTGGTTCTGACAGAAGGGCTAAAATATCTTTTCCAGGCCCAATGAATTTGGCCGAGAATAATTTCAGATATCTTATAGAAGATCATAATAATATTCCAAAAAATGCTTATTTGGTATTTTCAAATTCTTTATTGTCTTCAGATATTGAGTTTAATTTACAAGATTCTTATCCTATATCAATATTAAAAATAGGAAGTACAGATGAATCACCTGATTACTCACCACCATTTATAAGCCCTCCAAATATTGTTGGCACAATAATAAAATCTGAAAACAACAGTAGCATATATGCAAATTTTGATCCATCACAAATAATTGCATCCACTGATTCATCAAGTCTTTCATTTTTAATTAAAAAATCTATACCAAATGATATGGTTTCTGAAGATGCAATATCAAGGATAATAAATGGTAAGATTTCCTCATCCAAGAAAATAAAGGGTTTAATTATATTATTTAACGGACCAGATAGACCATCTAAATATTTTAAAAATAATTATAAATTTTATATAGGTTTACAAAATATAACAAGAAATAGGGTTGGCAAGATAAAACATCTTAAAGATGGAGTTGTATGCGCTTATTTTAAAAATATAAATGTGCCATTACTAAATGGTTTTACGGATATAAATATAAAAGTATTTGATGAATTTGGTCAATATGATTCATCTTTATTTACAAAGATAACAAAAAAGATTAATAAAACAAATATTTTAATATCTGGAAGTGGTAATGAAAAAACATTAAGTATTAATAATTTAAATGATAGAAGAATTCAAACATATACAGATGGTTATGCTTCTTTAAGGCCAAATATATTTAACTTATCGCTTCCATTAAATGTAAGTATAGAAAAATTTTATTATCAAAAGTTTGGATATACAAATGGATCTCCAGGTGTATTACCAATTGCCAGTAGTGATCCATATATTGACTTCTTGTCTCCTATAAAAATAAGGCCACAAAATTTTAATTTAATATTTGGAAATATAGATGCACAGTCAAATCCATCAAGCTCAATTAGCGGCTCAAGGATTCATAATTCAGACGGTCAAGACTCGATAATAGAAGTCTCTAGTAATTCTATAAAAGTAATATTAACAAAAGATGAATTAACAGCAAAAGCTCAAAGATTACTTGATGAAGTTAGATCCAAAGTTTCTAATATAAAGAGTAGAAATAGTGACTTTTCCTCTGGTGACGAAGGAAGTGTTGGAGCCGAAATAGCAATTTCATCTGGAAATCAAGTTGTCAATATAGAAAGGTTATCTGCAGAGCTTAATGAATTAATTGCTGATGCAAACTCAACTGTTGAGCAGATTCAGGAGAAAATAGATCTAATTAATTCCGTAATGAAAAAGGCTTCACTTCTTGCAGATAAACTATCAAGTGCCAACTTTAGCTTATCAGATGCAGTAGAGCAAATTACAGATCAGGAGCTTTTACAGCTTGGAGCGCCGGACTCAATAGTAAGGTTGAATCAAAAATTTACTTATATTCCAGAAAATATAAAATATAATGAATCTTTTATATCTGAATATAATGACTATATTATTTTGTCAAATATAATAAAAATAGAGCAAAGCCATGTTATTGAGTTAAAAATTCCAGAAATAATAAATATAAGAGATTTAAAAAATAATAAAATTTACAATAAAAATAATTTTTCAGAATTAAAATTTGGAAATTCACAAATAGAAATAGAGGTTGACATTAGAGGGGGCGATAGAGACACAAAGATAGAACTTGGTGGATATAGGCTACCAACCAATTTTACAAGAATATCAGGTGACATAGCAACTTATAATGTTATTATTAATCCTCAAAATTTGATACTAGTATTCTCTGGAAATAACTGTGTTAATATATCCATAACAAGCTCAAATATTCCAAGAATTGGTGCAGAAAGAATTTTAGATCCACTTGCCGGACAGAATATAGATTTGTTTTTCGAAAGAGCAAAGGGGTCTATAGATAAGGTTGGCAAAGGAAAATTAGACTCTATTATAAAAAGAACCAAGATGAAAGTTGGTCCTGTAATCTACGATAAATCATTGGCCGCAAAAGAGTTTTTAAAGAGTATATGTGATGCATCATTTCATTTGACTGCAGAAATATCTTTTCAATTAAAATTTTTAAAAATATTATATATTCCAATTAAAGTTATATTTTGTATTATAGACGTTTTATGTTCTTTATTGCATCCAGTTAAATTAGCATTTGCAGTAATTAGACTATTCGCATGTTTATTTGATTTATTGCTATTATTACCTCCAATTGCAATGCCAATATTGTTCTTAACATTAATGTTGCATATATTAGAACTATTACTATGTGTTATTCAAAAAGCAATAGGGCTAGTTGTAGCTGTAAATGAGGTAATAACGGCACTAGATACAGCCGTAAGAGTTAGAGATATTGAGTCAATTAAAAATCTTGAGCTGACCCTTAACGAGCATTTCTTAACAATAGAGGCGGATTTTCAAGTTCTTGAGCCAATATTCCAAATATTAGGATTAATACTTGAGCTACTACAATTAGCCTTCTCATTTCCTTGTCAAATAGTTCAAGATGAGGATCAGCCAACATGTATAGACCCATCAATGTTGGCTGGAATAATTTTGAGCAAGGTAGCTCCGAATGGCTCTTTGGTTCCAGACGCAATGTTGCCATTAGCACAAGATTATACCAGATTGTCCTCCCTGAGAACTGGTGAAAATGGCAACAGCCCAGAGGTTGAAAATAATAGAGTATCCATATTAGATGTTGACTATCAAACTCCTCCAGAGGATCCGCGTGGTTCTCCAATAAATAATGTTTTATTTAGAATATCAGAAGCTATAAACAATAATAAAACAATTATTGTATCAGATAACAGTAATTATGCCGGAAATATATTGCCTGACTTAAAAGATTCTCAGACAAATGAATCAAAAACTGTTGAAAAGGGTGGATTTTTTTCTGGTGATTTAAATGGAGATGGTTTTATAGATAATATAGATTATGAAAAAATGAGATTTTCATCTGGAGAGTTTGATGCATCATTTGTAATATCATGTACAAAATCAAAGAAAAAATTTAGTCTTGGAATACCTGTTTTTAAGCCAAAAAATGATCCAAGATTTGTTGAATTTCAATTTAATTCAGAGGGTCTAACATCTGAATTATCATTCGTACTAGGCTCAAGAATCGGAATATTCTTTAAGAAAAAAATTGTTGATGAACTATTTACAGTAGACACACCTCCAGCGCTATTAAAAAAATCTGGAAAATCAATTACAATTCATAACTCTGCATCCATTAATCCAGATGATGTAAAGTTAATTAGTCCAATTGATGGATTTTCAGAATTTATAGAGTTTGCTGGAGTTGATGGAAATGAATATACATACAGGTCAAAGCCATTGGTAGCCGACATTGAAATATTTGAACCGTCAATAGATCCAGTAACAAATGAGGCAGTTGTAACCAGTAGATTTGTCACAAAAACATTTGGCGGAATACCCTCATTTGCAATGGTTGATAACAAATTTAATGTTTACTTTATAGAGGAAAATGGATTAAGAATAGAATTTATAGATATTGATGGCAAAAAAGTTCCTGTAATTAAAAGTTTATTTGCAAAAATGATAAATTTTCCAGCAGCAGAAACACAAAAAACAGAAAAAGAGGAGAGGCAGCAGGTAAGAAAAACTGGAGCTTACAACCAAAAGGGTGATATATTAAAAAGTTCTATTATTGATGAAATGCTTATTTATTCTGCAAAAGATGGCAATACAAGTTTAAATACATGGACAAATGGCTATAAAAATGAATTAGGAGATGCAATTTTAAAAATGCAGGCAAATGCAGCCTACTTTGAATCTTTAAATCCATCAATACTTGAAAAGATTAGTAATTTTGTAGATTCAAACTGGGTATCTATAGATACTGATACTGAACTATTTGGATCTTCACATCCAATATTGTTAGTAGGAGATCCAAGCGCAGGAATTCCATACGTAACTTATTTAAATTATAGAAAATTAAATCAAGATTTATTTCTAACAAATGATAAATTTACAGAGTCTGGAAATGATTTTGTTGGAGTAAATGGATCTACAAGGCTGAAAAATTTTATAGTATCTCAATCTGGTGGAGAAATATTATCAAGTGATATAGATTTTCCATATCCAGAATATGGCATATATGATTTTGCAAATGGAACTTGGGCAGAAAATGATGATTTTCAATATGCTATAAATATTATAGATGTTCTTAATTTTCCACAGATTTATTTCGTAGATATGAGGCAGGTAGCAGACGACATTTCTGCAGCCTGCGGCACATCTCAGGCTAATGAATTACTTCTAGATATGCCAGGTTTTACACTTGATTTTGGAAAAGACGTTGTCGGGCCATACCTAGAGTGTTTGACAACATTTAGGGACTTTTTTATAGGTCAAAATGATGGATTTATAACAAAAGCAAGAGAGTCTTTGGCATCCGGAAAAATACCTCCAATAGTATCATATGATGTAGTGAGAAAGGCCTATGATGATATAGTAGCATGTACAAATAAGGCAGTTGATGACTCTTGTAAGTTTGTTATAAACCCATTAAATACAACTTTTAAATTAATTGAAGACTCGAATGATTCGGATATACCAGGATATATAGATCCATCATCTGTAATAACCGAAGTAATTACAGATGGTGCTGTATCAACTATGCCTAGTATAACAGGAGCCATGGAATATGCCTCTGGTATAGGCGACTCAGTAACTATACCTGCCGGCAGCTTTGCAACGATACAGATTATACCAAGAGACTCTTATGACGATGAGGTTGTAGACTCTTTTGATGCTAGACAAAAAATAAATATAACTATAATTTCAGATGAAACAAAAACTGGAGCAAAAATTGTAAAGATTGATAGATCACAGGAGCTTTTGTGGTCAAAAAATGGATCAATATATGCAGCAAGAATAACATCAGATACTCCAGGTAAAGTTATATTTAAAGGAAGTATTTGCAATATAACAATACAGGCAGTAACTGATAGAGGTATAGATGTAAATATTTTAGAAAATAATTCAAATTGTGTTCCAAATGCAGACGATAATAATGATATAGAATTGTTTCCGCCAGGAGCTCTAAGAAAAGTTGACAGAATATTAACTGTATTATTTGTGGCCAAAAATGATATATCGATAGATGATAATTTAAATGGAGGAAGTGCGGTTATTATGCCTCAAATACCTTACACAGACATGGTGAACTAATGTCAAATTACAATTTACAAAGAATAAACAATATAATAAAAAATAGCAATTCATTAGATAGTGTTGAGGCTGATAAATTAAATACAATATTAAATTTGGTTGAAGAATATTTTTCAGAAAGCTTTAATGTATCATTACAAAATGATAATATTTTTAAATATACTTTTAATTTAATAGATAATGATCTTGGTATTTTAATAAAATCTATAGATAATATGAGATCTAGTTTTTTGCCACAAGAAATTATAGATTCTTTTTCATATGGAAGTTTAGAATCCAATAGCTCAGATTCTATATCTACCTCTCCAACTATTTTAGAAAGTTATCAAAATACATTTTTTAGAATGCTTGGATTGCCATCACTTTCTGACGTTTTTTTTGAAAATGAAAGTGCAAAAGTATCAATAATAAATAACAATGGAGATATTTTAGAAATAGATAAAGATTATGCCTATAGTATTCTTGATAATAGACAAAACTTTGCATCTGTTGAATGTTTTGATGCAAAGTTTTTTAATATATTGGGTGATGAAATAGATAGTACAGAAGATATATTATCTAATATTGGATTTTCAAATGAAAAAATAATAGAGGTTAAAGATTTTTCCTTCTTATTAAAAGAATACTTAGAAGGATCCGAAGATGCTATTGTTAATATATCTAATTATCTTAATCAATATAAAGATTCTATTGACAAAATAAAAAAAGAAGATCCAGATAATAATTTGCTATTCCAATGGTATGATTCATTTATGAGTAATAATACCTATGATGAAACAACGTTGGAGCCCATCTATACCAGTTATTTGAATTTTCTTGTTAGTATACAAGAATTAACATTTTCATCTACACAAAGTTTTAAAAATTTTGAATCTAATTTGAGTGATTCCATAAAAACACTTTACAACAGATTGGTATTAGGTATATTAAACTCTGATTCTATAGATAATATATCTAAAAATATTTTAAGATTTTCTAGTCTTTTATTTCCTCTTGTAAAAGATGATAGAATATCTAAATGTATAAATAATTCAGATAAAATTGTTTCAGATCCATTTTTACCAATTACAAAAAGACAAATTAATGGAAATTTTATAAAATCAAGTTTATTAGAATCTATAATAAGAATTAGAACAGATGTAATATCAGGAACTAGAAGCTATTCTGGAGAAAACCCATACAAAATAGGGGAAGATAACGTTCAAATTTCGGACTCAATATCCGGAGAATTAATGGGCTATCTTGAATCACTTTTAATAGTGAAAATGTTTCAATCAATAGAATCTATAGCTGAATCCACTATAAATAATATAGAACAAATATCTGAATCTCAAAGAAAACATAATATATTATTTAAATCAAAATGTATGAAGGAAATAAATACAAATACAGGAATTTCAAATAATAATGAAGAAAAAAATAATGAAATTGATGAATTAAAAAAACTATTACTATTAGAAGACTCAATACTCTTGCTACTAGGTGCCAAAGATCAGGATGAGGATTCTTTAAGTTTACAATCTGGAATAAATAGAAATTCTTCTGTTCCAAGCTCTCATCTTATGCCATCTCTAGTAAATATAGTTCAATCTCAAAGAAAATATATTGTAAAGAGAATAGATAACTATAAAAATAACAAGAATAATAATAGCTCTGCAGGAACTAGTATTTTGCCAAATATAGAAAAAGAATTGGGCATAATTAGCGGTATTGGATATATAGATTTTGTAATAATAATAACTGCACTATTGACCATAGACGAAATAAGTCTTATTTCATTGCTTACAAATGAACAAATAGAAAATATGTTAAAACAAATCAACAAAGATTCTTTTGATGATGATAAAATTAGAAAAATAAAAGAAATGCCAATTGAAATTGCTTTAAAAAATCTAACAATTAGAGTTTCTAGTATATATAAGATATTTATAGAACTTCTTGAACAATAAAAACAAATTTATAATAATTTTTTTACATCAAAACTAAATTCTTCTAAATTCATTTTTATCAATATGTTTGATAATTTAATCAAAGAATCTTTATAATTATTATCTGATTTTTTTCTAATACTTTCTGCATATTGTACCCATGTCATTCCACCTATACTTTCTATAGGTTTATTTGCCCAGGGTTTTTTGGAAAATATTCTTATAAATCTATCCAGTAAAAGCCAATCTCCTATTTTCATAATTCGTTCTATAACCAACTTTGCAGCTAAATCTATATAAGGCTCCGCCCAAGTTTCGTCTCCAAAGCTGCTGAGAAAATTAAAGCTATCATATTCTGCAGCTAAATTTGCTGCCTTATCTAGATAAGGCTTTGCAAAAGATCTGTTGTTAAAACTTTTTAAAAAGTGATAGCTATTACTTTCTGCAGCTATCTTTGCAGCTAAATTTATATAAGGTTTTGCCCAAGGCTTGTTGCTAAAATTTTTGAGAAAGTAATAGCTATCATTTTCTGCGGCTAACTTTACAGTCTCATCTATATAAGGCTTTGCCCAGTCTTTATCTTTAAAATATCTGATAAATTCAAGGCTATTTTTTTTTGCAGCCAACCTTGCTGCTATATCTAGATAGGGTTGTGCCAAAGGTTTATCGCTAAATTCATAGAGAAAGGAAGAGCTATCATTTTCTGCAGCTAATTTTGCTGCTTTATCTATATAAGGCTCCGCCCAAGGTTCGTCGCTAAAGTAGCGGATAAAGTAAAGGCTATTATTTTCTGCAGCTAACTTTGCTGCCTTATCTAGATAAGGCTTAGCCCAAGGTTTGTCATGAAAATTTAGCAGAAAATGAGAGCTCTCATTTTCTGCAGCTATATTTGCAGCTATATCTATATAATCTTTTTTAGATGTTTTACCAGCTTCTTCTATAAGGAATTTAAAACTATCTTTTTCTGGATAATTTTTTTCTGCAACTTCTATAAAAGGCTTGTACTCTTGAATATCTTTTATATTGGATTGTAAAAATTCAAAAGGATTATCTTCTGCGAATTTATTTACTGCTAATTGCATTTCTCCTAATTTCTTATAAGTTTTCCAAATTTGATTATTATCTGAAAACAATATATTAACTAAATATTTTTCTGTATTTAAAATATATTTATTACACCAGTAGGCAACAACTGGTTTTATTTTTTCAAAAAGTAATGAATATTTTCCAAAATTCTTTTCTAATAATATAATATTATTATTTTTTATTTTTTTCTCTAAGTCTAAATCTAATTCTTCTATTCCTTTTTTATACCAATATGGTGCCCATCCTTTTTTATATGCTGATTCTTTATTTCTCCTAAATTCCTCTTTTGCCATTTCTATAGTAAGTGGTGGGAAATTCATATAGTCTATGCTATTTTTATACTTTAAACCATCTATAGTTTTAAACCACTCATCTGCTTTTTTTGCTCCTTCTACATCTGGTGGTATATTTCCCTTTCCTTTTGCTTCTGCCAATACATTTTTAAGAATTCTAATTGTAACCCTTGGTTTGTTGTTTGGATCTCTAACTGAATAAATTTCTCCTTCTGAATTATTTTGGTAAAGTCTTAAATTTGAACCAAGGCATAAGCCATTTTTATTTCCCTCTAGAATTCTGTCATGTGAGGTGCCTGATAAACCAGGATATTCCGGCATACCATTCTCACCAACTGCAGGTATATAGACAACTTTCCAGCCATCACTTAAATCCTTAATTTTTTTATCTGAAATATAAATCTCTTCGATTGATTCTGCAGCCTTTTCTTCTGCGGCTTCCTTTTCATCTAAAACTATTTTATATATTTTTTCAAATTCATCCATTATTGAAGAAGGACTTGAAATAGATTCAGCGGAAACACCAAAACTTCCTGGAGACAGCTC